CCAGCAATAGACATAGATGCGTGTGTGATCGACCATGCGTCGGCCGTCGACCGCGGAGATCGGATTGTTCGCCTCGGCCCATCCCGTTTGGCCCGGCGTAAAGTAGCCCGTCAGCGCCTCGATGTAGGCCCGCTGCACGGCGTCGTCTCGGATGCCGTTGGAATAGTACGGGAAGAAGCTCTCCGAGCTCTTCGGATCGTAGAAGACGTTCGGCTGGTTCGGACCCTTGTTCACCGCCGGGCAGCCGATCTCCATGAACCAGATCGGTTTCGACTGCGGCAGCCAAGCCGTTGCGGTCGCGCTCTCGACGCCGGCAGGCCGGTTGAAGTGCTGGTTCGACCACCAGCCGTTAATGTCTTTGTAGCGCCACACCCACGGCTTGCCGTAGGCGCCGTCTGTGATCGGCGTGCGTGTCTGCGCATCCCGGTCGCCCGTCGAGGCATAGTACCAATCGTACCCCTCGCCGCCTGCAATGTTGCGCTGCAGGTAGCCGCGATCCGTAATGGCGCGCGTGCCGGCCGCCATGTCGAGATGGCCCTCGCCGTCGCGCCAGTCGGCGAGCGGCCAGTAGTTGTCGATACCGACCGCATCGATCGATGGCGACGCCCACAGCGGATCGAGATGGAAGAAGATCTCGCCACCGCCGGCGGGCGTCTGATGCGCGACGAACTCCGACCAGTCGGCCGCATAGGTCACATGTGTCCCCGGCCCGAGCACTGCCTTCACATCGGCTGCAAGCGCCACGAGAGCAGTGACGAAGGGATAAGTGCCGAGCGAGGACCTGATCCAGGTCATGCCCCGCATCTCTGAACCGATCAGAAACGTATCGACGCCGCCCGCAGCCTTGCACAGATGTGCATAGTGCAGAATGAAGCGCCGGTAGCTCCATTCGTTCGGACCCTCGTAGATCACTGTCTCGCCGGAGATCGTGAAGTCACTGACCGAGCACGTTCCGACGAATGCTGCGATCTGGGCCGCGGCGGTCGCCGTCAAATCGACGGTGCCCGGCCGGCCTGGCGCAGGATGGCAGGTGATACGGCCGCGCCAGGGATGCGGAGCCTGCTCGCTCCCCCCGTAGGGATCCGGCTTCGCGTTGCCGGCCGGGATGTCCATGATGATGAAGGGCGTGAAGGTCACGGAAATGCCGTGTGCCTTTAGCGCCTGGATGCCTTCGACAACGCTCTGGTCGGCGGGCGTGCCCCCATAGACGGGCACCTCGTTGGCGATCGAGACGAGGTCGGCGCCGGCCCGCTGCACGCCGGCCACCGACCAGTCGTAGGGCTCGTATTCGAACGGGAAGCCCTCTGCGGGCTGGTCGATCTTCGGCTTGATCTGGCATGAGCCTGCGCGCAGGTCGGAACCAAACCATGTAGTAAATAGTGCGAGGTTGACGAGGCCCGGCAACGCCTGCTTGAGCTGACCGAGTGACACGAGCAGATCGGGATCTCCGGTCGTGTTGTGCATATTCAGAAGCACAACCTCGCCCGTTTCGGTGTCCGTGCGCGTGATGACCTGACTGGCATAGACGAACTCGCCGGAGCCCGGGATCATGTCGACCGCGCGGATCGTGCGTTCCATGGCATCGGCCGCAGTTGCTGATCCGGTCACGCCCGATGTGTCGCGCGGCGGCTCGCCTGCGATGTCGAGCGCGTAGTCCTCACCGAAGCGCAGCGGCACATCGCGGAATGGCCCGCCGTTGACCGCAATGTCGATTTGGCCGGTTCCGGCGGGTGACAGTCCGGCCTCGTAGATGCGTGCCGGCGGCCGCCACGGGCGCTCGTTCTGCAGTTTTTCGCGGATCCTGGGCAGGCGGCCGCGCAGCGGCGGGAAGAGACCGACAACGACGCGGCTGCCGGGTACAGGCAGCGTCACCTCGCCATTGTAGACCTTCATTGGACCCGTCAGCGCGCGATCGACCCAGGCCCATACGTCCTGGTCCTCGAGATGGTCGAGCCCTGTGACGACGCTGGTCGCAGCGCCGCCCTGATCGTAGATCACGGCCGCATCGAGCGTGTGCGAGCCGTCGAGCTTCTCGAAATAAAGGTCGGTCACGCCGCTTGCCGTGCGCTCCACGATCACCCACACGCGAAGCAGCGGATCGGCGAGGACGCCGCGGTAGAGGCCACCGCCGGCGGCCTGCCACGGCACGAACGCGACCACCTCCTGGCCCTTGAGCAACGTTGCGAACGCCACCGTGCCCTCGGCGTTCACGACGAAGAGCTGGTTGCCCTCCGAGATCGAACGCGACGGCCGGTGCGCCATCGCCACCACATCGGTCAGGAGGTGCGGCCCGAGCAGGTTGAGAGGGTCGGCCCTGTAGGCGAGCTCCACGTCGGAATAGACGAGCTCGCGCAGCACGCGACCGCCCTTCTGCACGAACAGCACCGAGCCCTCGGAGAAGATCGGCTGCACACTCGACTTGATGCCGTTCCCCGTGGCGAGCGAGACGTTCGGCGGCTGCGTCGCATCGACCGTGCGAGCTTCCATGTACCATTCGCCGCTGTCGGTGAGCAGGTGGATGTTGCGGCCGACGGCGACCTGATGGATCACCTCGAGACGGTCCGTATTGAGCTTGCCGAATAGGCCCAGGTCGGCCGTGAGAACTTCAGCATCGTCCGTGAAATCGAACGCATCGCCATAGCGCGACCAGCCGTAGCCGTTGGGGACCGCTCGAAAACCGCAGGCGAGGTGACGTTCCTGATAGATCACGCCGCACCGCGGATAGCCGGTTGTCTCGCCCACTACCTCCCCCTCGGCATCGAGGCCGCGCTGCGCAATCGTCGTCAACGGCTCCGACCCGCCGGTGAGCGGCACGATCGTGGTCAGCGGCCACCGGCGCGCGCCCGCGGTACCGGCGAAGGCGACGCGAAGGATCGTCTGCCCGCCATCGAGGCGGGTGACCGTTAGGCCATTCGGCACGCCCATCGCTTCGAGGGCAGCCTCGACATCGGCCGCCAGCGTGGCCAGGTCGCACGTGATGACGTCACTCACTTGGTCGCCGAGCCAGACCTGGAACAGGTGCCCGGGCCCGAGCGTGCCGCAATCGATGTCTTGCACCTCGTCCTGGTCGCCGGCGAAGCCGCTGCCACCGAGCTCCGGCACATTTGCGTAGGGAAGCGGCACCACGTTCCATTCGTCGTTCCCGCCCTGCTGCTGCAGCCAGGGCGTATGGATGTCCTCGTGATAGAAAAGCGCGCTTTCCTCCGATTGCGTGATGTTCACCTCGCCGATCTGCTGGTGATCGACCGCGATCGGCGCCGCCGCCCACCACACGCCGTCGCGGAACACGTCGAGATTGCGCTCGGTCAGCAGGACCTCGTAGACAAGATCGGAGCTACGCGCGAACGAGAACGACTGATGCTGCGAGATCCGTCCGAGCTCGCGCCAGAGCCGGAGGCCCTTCACTGTCACGGCTCCCGCACCGGCGCCGCCGGTGACCACGATCCGCCAAGACCGCGCCGCAACGATCTCGCCGGGTCGCAGGCCCCAACGGCGCGTACGTACGGTCTCGGAGAGATCGCGCCCAGTGCTGCGGCCGGCTCCTGCAAAGCCGATCCACGCCTCGCCGTCCCAGTATTCGACTGCGATCGCATCGGGATAGCGGCCGCTCGCGCAGCTGACGTCGATCAGGTCGACGAACACGACGTCCCGCTCCTCACCGAGGTCGACCTCGGCGAGGACGAAGGCTTCGCCGGTGACGCTTTCCGTCACGAAGCTGGTCGCGCTGCTCTGGTCGACGAGGTTGGCGACCGTGCCGCCGTTCGACGCGGTGATCATCTCGGCCGTGACTGTGTACGGCGCGATCGGCCTCCGGAGCCTCTGCACTGGGTTACCGGCCTGGGCAGCGGTTGTCCCCGCACGCCGGCGCGCACCCCCTTGCGGTGTGCACTCGAGATTGAGCGCACTCTCGAGCCCGTCGTAGTAGTGCTTGAGATCGATGCGCTCCGAGAGCGCCGGATCGAGGACGCCCTTCGTCATCGTGTTCGTCAGCGTGGTGGTGCGCATCAGCGGCGGGCCTCGAGCAAGGGGTTGATGCCTTCGGCAACGATGGGCGACGGCTGACCTTGGTCATTCATCGTGCGGCATTGCTCGAGCAGGCCGCCGTGGTTCTCCATGGCGCCGCCGCCGAACGCGACCTGGCGCAGCCGCTCGTGCATGGGGCTGTCCTCGCGGATCGACAGTGCGAACTGCGCCATGATCGCGACCGTAAGCAGCTCGGCGAAGTAGCCGGGCAGATAGACGAGCTCCGGCCGCTTCGCATAGCGCAGCCAAACCTGTTCGGAGTTCGCCGCGAGCCGGTTTTCGGTGAGCTCCCACGCCGTGAAGGGCCATGGCGCATCATCCTGCTCGTACGCCGCGCGCGGAGCCCCGATCATGTCGGCAGGGAGCTGGTAGAAATATCGCCAATGCGCCGGCGGCGCTTCGGAAAGCCGCGTCAGGCGCCGCGTCACCGACGAGAACGCCCAGGGATGCCGCGAGAGCAGGTCCTCGAGCACACCTTCGAAGATGGCGACGTGCGTGTCCGCGCCCGGATCGTCCTCGCTCAAGATCGGCTCATCGCCGATGCGCGCCTGCGCCCGCTGGATGAACTCGAGACGTGTCGGCATGGCCCCCCCAATCAAAAAGGGCCGGCCGTTGCGGGCCGGCCCAAACGGTCTCGACGTGTCCGTGCGCCGCGCTCGTTGTCCCGGGCCGGCGGCACTTCGGTTTACTGTCCGGTTTGGCCTTGGCCGCCCCTGTCGGGTGGCTGCGGGCCGGGCTGCAGCTGGCCGGTCAAACCCTCGCTGGTGATCGGCTTCGGCGATTGCGCGGGCGGCGACCGCTTCGCGGTTGCCGCCGGCTCGAACCATGAGGCCTTGGCGTTGGGCGGCCCCATGAACTCCTGGCCGGCCTCGACGAGATGGCCTTGCCAGAAGCCGCGCACCTTGGCCCGGTAGCGAACGCGGCGAGCGCTTTCCGGTACAGGTGCAGGTGCAGTGGCAACGGGCGGAGTGGCGGACGGAAACTCGGGCGGGGCAGTGGGTGTTTCAGGGTCTTTTGCCATGGCTGGCACTCCTGCAGATGGAAGAGCCTACGAATTAGACTTGGCTGGCATCCGCATAGGCGTGATGCACATAGGGCGGCTGGTCGGTCAGGAACGCATCGACCGTGAACGTCGGCGTATCGGTGCCGCCGAGCGTGTATTTGACGCGCAGGTAGCGCTCGTTCGTGAACGGCATCGGGATCACGACGCGGGTGCCTGCAGCAAAGTTCGCCTCGGCGATCGACGGGTTCGTCACAGGGTCTTCGCCGTGCCGAAGCCCGATGCGCTGTCGGTCTCGATCGAGATCGTGATCGTGGGGGACGTGCCGTCCGGGGCCGCCTTGGAGAACACGACCAGCCACATCGGCCGGCCGGCGCCAACATCGCGATCGGCGCCGAAGTCGATGTAATCGGTCGAATAACCGGTCGCGGCAACGACCTGGTCGGCGGACAGTTGCAGCTGCTTGTCGAAAATCATGATCAACCTATGTCGCTTGAGCTGGGCCGAAACGGGGTGCGCGGGCGCGGACGCGCCGCGCGAAGACGCTATTGGACTTCATCCTCCGTCAGCAGCAGGCTGTCGGACATGCGCACCGGCACGCCGTCGAACATGACCACGGGCTTGCCTGCGACCTGCTCGAGGGTAAGGTTGATGTTCTTTGCGTTCTTGATTTGCCGACGCAGGAACGAGCGAATGCGGCGGTTTGTGTAGAACGCCGGGCGTCCGCCTTTGAGATTGTGAATGCGCTCAACCGCGTCCGTCATCAGATCGACCAGGTCGGCGCCCGACTGAGCGTCTTTCGTGAGATCGGTCACGTCGATATTGGCGATGCGCACAATGTATCGCCAGTCGCGCACCGTCAGCCCCGCATCCCAGCGGTAATGCGTGCGATAGACCTGCAGCATGGACCCGTCCGCGTGAGTGTGGGTCTGCTCGCCGAGATCCTTGACCTGCAGGCCGACCTTCGAGCCCTTCGGCACGATGCCGTGCACCTTGTCCTCAGCCCAGTTGACCAGCCAGATCGAAGCGCAATCGGCGCTACCGCCGGCGTCCAGGATGTTCTGGCCGCTCTCCGCTCCGCTCAGCGAATTGAAGCGCGGGGAAAGCCCTGTGAATGCCGCGGGCTCTGAGCCTTCGTTCCCGTAGGCTACGGTGCGTGAGAGCTTATGCGCGAATCCTTGGACGTGCGCCTTGTCTTCGGAGAGGCGGAACGCAGCCGTGTTGCCGTTGAGATCGGCCAGAGCCTTGTCGACCTGCCCGTAGTCCTCGAGCATGCCGCAGTTGTCGGTGATCTGGGCTGTCGTCGACTTGGTGGGCATGATGCCCTCATACATTCGCCGCCATGTGGGCTCTGGAATGCCGGTCCGGATCGTTGTGCGATGTCCGGTGGGCAGGTTTCCTTCAACCCAGACCATGTCCTCGAGCATCTCTTCCTCCTGCTGGAGGATCTCGACGATCATGCTTTCGACGCTTCCCTCGGGCGTCAGGCGCGTGGCGAGGTCCGCCAGCGTGGGGTTCGACGTAGGTAGAGCTGGCATTGTCGCCTCTCCGCTCGCTCAGCCAGACGCATGCACGCGGAACGCCACGCAACAGAACCGATCGGTTAGCTTTTGAACATACTCGGATAGAGCTGGCGCAAAGCCCGCTCATTGGGGGACAGGCCGTCGCTGCCGCCTGGCTCGCCGCCACCTTGGAGACCCTTCGCGGCGAGTAACTTGGCCACATGCTCCAGCGCCTTGACGCCATCGGCCGTCTCGGCGATCTGCGCCAGCCTCGCGGCCTGCTCTTTCGGCAGGCCCCGGTTGGCAAGGCCTTCGACAAAATCGATCGCCTTGTTCACGCGCTCATGCGCCGCCGCCGTGCGTTGCTTCAGATCGCCCGCCACCGGCATCAGTGCTTCGACCTGCTTGCCGACGTCGGCCGGCGTCTCAAGCAGTCCCTTTTCGGCCATGCGCGCGTAGAGCTTCTCGAAGGCCTCGTTGAACTGCTGTTGCGACAACCCGAGCTCGTGCGCCGTTTCGCGCCAGAGCGGCAATACCGGATCGTCTTTCATGTCGCCGAACTGCTTGGCGAGCGCCTCGGACAGCTCGAGCTTG